CATCTTCAAAGACTACTACCACTCGCAGGGGTTGATGACAATGGTGAAGGCCCTCCCCGCCTTGGCGCAGGATGTGGTGCAGGACTCGATGTCCATACAGGTGGAGTGCCCGCGCTGCGAGGGGTGGGGGAAGGTGTTGGAGGACCCCGACGCCGAGGAGAAGGTGAAGGTAGAGTGTCCGCGATGCAGTGGTAGTGGCAGGATGCGCAAGGCGGGGGATGCCGATGCCCGCAAACTCATGGCCGAAACCGTGGGTTGGACCAAGCGCGGGGGTGGGGCGGGGCCGAGCGTCAACCTCAACCTCAATCTGGGCGGGGTGGAAAGCGTGATCGAAGAGGTAGAGCGGGCTAGCACGTCCAGCCCGCGCAAGATCGCAAGTGCTGGCGGTGCTATAGTGGATGTGACACCAGATGAAGTGGATGAGAGTGGAGGAGGTGGAAAATGACCATACCGACCATACCTAGCGCAATCCCATCAATCGCGTTTGTCGCAGTCCTGATTTCCGCAGACGCCATCCCTCTTCCTTCCCTGGGGCCGCTGGATCTGGGCAAGGTGGCGTCCACTGGTTTGGCGGGGGTGATATTCTACTTCTACCACCAAGGCAGAAAGGACATGGAGCGAGTTCTGTCATCCTACCGTGAGATTGTGGAGAAAAACACAGAGGTACTGACAAAGTTGAACGACAAACTAGATGAGAGGGACAGGAAACCATAATATGTGGGCCTTCGCCAAAGCCGTATTGCTGATCGCCCGGCACTTTCGCCGAATCGCTCGGGAATTAGAGTCTATGCGACAATTATACGAGCTGGACCTCCAGAGTCGGGGTGTTTGGCGAGTGCAACCAGGATTGAAGGACGAGGTGGAATTGCAGTATGGGGAGCAGCCCAGGAAAAGCGGACAGATCCAGGGCGACGATGGAGAAATAGAAGAAGCCGGTGACGCAGAATGGAACAGGTGAAGGGCAGGACAACTCGGCCAACTCGGCGCCTTATGTTCTCGATACTGCTTAGCCCCCGTCCGCGCAAAATCACCCCCCGGTTGGTAGTGTTGATGAACGAGTTTTGCGCTGCCTGGAACGACTTGGCCCGCGAACTCAACGAGGGCAGGTACGACATCAAGAGGGCGAAAACGGTCAACGCGAAGTACAAGAACCTGCTAAACTCTGGGGAGTGGCCCAAATAAGTGAATAGGAGAATGCCGATATGGGAAAAATCATGGATGTGCTGTTTGGGCGGAAGGCCTTGAAGGAGGCGGCAACGGCAGGAGAGGCCAAGAAGCAACCACCATCGTCCACGTCGCAGAACACCAGCCAGTTGAAAAAGAGCGTGGATGAGTACATGGCTCAGAAAGCGAAGGCGAAGGTGGATACGACGAAGAAAACCAGCCCTGCCGCCCCCCTGTACAAGCAGAGTAGCACTGGCGCGGCTAAGAAGCCAGTCAAAGGCATGGGGTCTGCCAAGAAATAAAGGAATGTAGGAATGGTGGTATACTGTAGGTTATGGTCCACTCATTCGCAAAAGTCGGCACCCTCAACACCATCACCCCGCTCGACACTGCCCGCAAACCGTTTGCTTGGGCGATCATCCAGGTCCCCAGCAGCAACACAACTAGCGTGCGCATTGTAGCGCTGGACCAGACTGCTGGTGGCACGGTCACCCCCACTACGGGCGGCGTGGTGCTGGCACCTGGAACTGGCGGGCAGCCAGGGGCGAGTTTGCTGATTCCGTTCATTGGCGCCCCCCTCCCCTACGATTTCTCCAACATCTTCATTATCGTGGGGACCACGAACGACAGAGTGGACGTGATTTATGGCAGCTAGGAATTAGGCGTCAAGGAGAATTATGGCCGCGACCTTCGAGTGGGATGAGTCTAACGGGGCTGGCGAAACTGTCACCCACAATCGCCTTGAGCGTAACTGGAAGAACATCGACAACAGCACCACGGCCTACAGCGCATCTCCCATTACTGCCGGTAACAACTCCTTCGACAAGTGGCAAAACGGCCACTTCTCTGGCACCTACAACGCAATCCTAGCCGGTTTGTTCGCCCACACGGCGGGAGCGTTCGGGGCGGGGTTGACATTGAAGGGCCAGCCCACAATGACGGCGGATGCCAACCGCCTCGCCTACGCCACTCCTTCCACCACTGCCAACGCCAACCTCACCTTCGACGACACGCCCGTGATTGCGATTGGGAGCGGGAGGGCAGTATGGTTTGGGGCCACCGGGCCAGCAGCGGCTGGGAAGGCAGATAGTACGACCGCCAATCCTGCCTACACCAACTATCTCACCAGCCAACTGCAAACGACTGGATCGGCGGGGGCAGGCGATACGGTGACGGCGACACAAACATTGCAATATGACGAGAACTAGGCATTATCACTATGCCCACACATCCCACCCCCGCGACCAAGGATATTTTCTGCGCCAGTTGCCGACTGGTAACCACCCACCATGTAGAGATCGACGATAACGGAGAGTATATCCTGACGTGTGCCACGCCCGAGTGCGGCAGGTTTCTGAAATTTGCACCACACGCTCTGGACGTGCTGGGAACATCGGGATTGGTGGGGGGGGGGATGGGGCAGGTAGGCGCTGTGGGTATGTTGAGCGTCCCGTACACGCTGGAAGAGGTCACCCCACTGCCCCAGCCTCCACCTCCCATCCAGACCATCCAGTTCTACCACTACCCTGAAGGAGGGCAATACAATGCCAGCAACACCAGCACCCCTAAAATACCTGTTTGGCGCAAAATTGCGCGATGGTTCGGAATTTCACCAAAACGCCGAAGACCAATCCAACCTAGACTCTAAGCGTTCGTCTTTCTACGACCTAATACACCTGCACGGCCTGGAAAATGTGGAACTATTCCAGCTCGCTGGCGAGGGACGAGTGTATTTGGTGGATCTGCGCGACGGCCACTTCGAGGTCAACGGCGCCCCCCTGTACGTCGGTAGTTGTCCTAGGCTGGATGGCGCGATGCCGGGCCATCTTGAAGATGTGACGGGTAAGTGGGGGCCGCTACGACTGATCTATTTTCGCCGCCATCGGGAATTCCTCACAATCAATGGTGTGATTAACCCCACCGGAAATCTTACAGAATTCCACTTCGGCTGGCAAGGGTTGGGGCCGGGCGACAAAAACCACCAGCAGACCTTGATACTGCTTTAGAGCCTACGACATGGCCGCCCCCACCTATTTCGGTTCCGCCAGCAACCCGGCCGATAACGGCACTGGAGCCGAGCCAGTAACTCTCCCAGTCACACCCCCCGTCAGTATGGTTGCTGGCGATCTAGTTCTGCTGATTGGCCAAATGCAGGTCACAACGGCGGGGCAGATCACACTATCCGCACAGGGTGGGCAGAGCTGGAGTGCCGCGTCTGTGGTAACAGGTGCCAACGACCAGGTGATGGCTTTGTTCTGGTGCCAGTTCGACGGCACTTGGGATACAAATCCTTCTTTGGCTTTTGCAGCGGCGGGCGGTACTCAACCCTGTACTGCATTCATGCACGTGTTCCGTCCCGCCACAGTGGGGACTTGGGCAGTAGATACCGCTATCGCAGGAGGGGCGGAGGCATCGGCATCACCAGTTGTTATTAGCGGAATCACTCCGGTTAACCAAGGGAACGTGGTGCTGGCTGGGTGGATGATCCCGAATGTCAGCACATGGGGGACGCTGGCTGGTACGGGGTGGGTGGTTACCGGCACGGCCCAGTATCGGAATACTTCTGGGTCCGACCAGTCCGCCAGCTTCGCTCATCAACTACAGGACGCGGCTGCCTTCACTAACGATGTTTCCAAGGTACCATCGACCGCCGCCGCCGGTATATCCTGGACGATGGCGTGGTCCACGTTCACCAAGGCCACCAAAACCCAGACCGGAGTATCCAGAATCCAAAAAACCACCACTAAGACTCAACCGGGAGTGTCTCGAATCCAGGCTACAACAACCAAGACCCAAACTGGGTTGTCGAGGATTCAAATCAGGAGCACTAAGACCCAACCCGGCACAGCCCGCCTGCAAATCACGACCACCAAAACCCAGACTGGCAAGTCTGCCATCCAAAAAACTACTACCAAGACCCAGACTGGGGTAGCGAATATCAGTGCGGCTGCAACAACCACTACCAAGACCCAACCGGGCATTTCCAGAATACAGATTATCACTATCAAGACTCAAACTGGGGTATCGAGAATCCAGGCCATCGCCATCAAAACCCAAACCGGCATCGCTAGGGTTCAAAACACAACTACTAAGACCCAGACTGGGGTGGCCCGCATAATTTTCACTACCACCACCAAAACCCAGACTGGAGTAGCCAACATCATTGGTGGCGTTGTGTTTTCCGAGAAATACATCCCCAGCATCGCAAACACCCCCAAAACTCTCCCCGGTGTCTCGACCCAGACCTAGACAACTCACAACTAGCATGTACTCCCCTCTCATAGTAGACCGCACCCTGTACAAGTTCAAAAAGGCTGGATTGCTGTTCGCCCCTCGCCCAGTCGAGGACAGCATCGCCATCTCCCAGCGCCTCTCCGCACTTATCAATCCCGCGACCGAACAACCCAAGCGCCCTTACACATCCGACGAATCCCAGTTCATGCGCTCCGAAACCCTGTTGTGCCGAGCTGACTTCCGTTACTGGGCTGCCCGCTACGGAAATTGGGAACTGGACGCCTCGGAGGGAGGCGGGGTGGCGACGGCCCAGTTCTGGCCCTCCCAGACCCGTGCTCTCCAACTGATCTCCGCTCGCGAGGAGGAAAACTGGGCCAATTACGATAAACACGGGTTCAGTGCCGGTATTCTGATCGCGTGGCACAAAACTCGCCAACAAGGGGCCACTGGATTGGCCCGCCTGATTTCGTTGCACCGCATGTGCATGTTCAAATCCACCCGCGCCATCGCGGCAAGTTTGGACGGAGATAAAGTCCACGAACTCTACGTGCGCGACAAGGTGATCTTGGACAACCTGCCCCCATTCCTGCGCCCCCAGATCGAGTTTGACGTGAAGGACCAGCATATCGGTTTCGAGATACTGAAATCGCGCATCACCTATCAGCAGGCCAACCAGGAAGCTGGGGTAGGCACGGGGCAGCAATTCGACGTTTCGCACATGACGGAGGTAAGCCTGTGGCCCTACGGCGAGAGGCTGCAATTCGACTTCATGCCAGCTATTCCCAACTCCCCCTCCACCTTCGTAGGGTTTGAGTCCACCGCCAATGGTCGTGGCGGGTTCTGGTACGAGTTCACGGAGAGTATCCGAAAAAAGGAATATGGGTTCGCCGAGTGGATCTACTCGTTCACCCCTTGGTACATTAACAGCAACAAGAACCGGCTGATCTCTCCAGACGGGTGGGTGCCCAACGAAACCACCCAACGTCACGCCGAACTGATCGAGCGAACATCGGCCGAGTTTGCGGGCGCGACTGTTAGACCGGGGATGAACCAGTTGTATTGGTGGGAGCAGCAGTTTGAACTTAATAGAAAGTTGGGCACGCTGCACATATTCTTGAGCAATTATCCCGCCACCCCGGAGCAGAGTTTCCAGCACTCGGCCAGCAGCGCCATCCCCCATGATACAGTGGAGTGGATGAGGGCAGGCGCAGACATGAAGAAGGGGATGCCGTATGGAGTGGAGTGGAAGCAATGAGACACTTCTGCCACTGGCCTAATTGCAGAACTGAAGTTCCTCCAAAACTGTGGGGTTGTAAGACTCATTGGTTTAGGCTTCCCGCCGCTCTACGCTGGTCTATATGGGGCGCCTATCGACCGGGACAGGAAATAACCAAAACACCATCACGCGAATACCTAATTGCCGCCAAAAAAGTGCAAGATTGGATACGTGAGCAATGAGAGCACTGACAGTGGGGTCCTTATTCTCGGGTATTGGCGGTATCGACCTAGGCCTCGAACGCGCCGGAATGCAGGTCAAGTGGCAGTGCGAAATCTCCCCTTACTGCCGCCACGTGCTGCGCCGCCACTGGCCCATGACTTGGGTGTTCAAAAATGTCAAAACCATCCTCAAAGACAAAAAGTTCCTCTCGCTCCCTGCCGTCGATCTCATCTGCGGCGGCTTTCCGTGCCAACCCTTCTCCATCGCAGGTAAGAGACTTGGAGATGCGGATGACCGCGATCTCTGGCCGCAAATGTTTGGAGTCATACGGCGACTCCGCCCAACTTTCGTCCTGGCAGAGAATGTTCCTGGATTCCTTAGTTGGAAGGGCGGGGTTCTGGTCGAGCGCACGTATTCTGACTTGGAAAACGAGGGTTACGAAGTCGCACCACCAGTTATATTTCCGGCTTGTGCCCTCGAAGCGCCGCACCAGAGAGATAGGGTGTGGATTGTGGCCCACCGCATCAGTGTCAGACGCGACAAGGGGTGCATTCAAAGAGCGGACGAAGAATGGACGCAGCAAACAGTTGGCGGATCAAGTGCACCTGTGGCCCACACCTCAGCAGCACGACAAGGCCAAGGGGGACAAGAATCGGGTGGGGAGATACGGGACCAAGCACGGGGGAAGGAATCTGACCGACGAGGTGATGTTGTGCCCAACTCCTACAAAGAGTTGCACGACTGGAGTAGGGTGGCGAGGCCACAAAGGATCCCCAAACTTGCAAACTTGGGCCAATGGTGCGTTGAACCCTCCGTGGGTCGAGTGGCTTATGGGGTTCCCAATCGGGTGGACCGCATAAGCGCCCTAGGTAATGCCGTGGTCCCCCAGTGTGCCGAACTGCTAGGCCGAATGATTCTGGAATCCCTGGAGACATTAGCGTGATCTTCCCTCCCACTTACGCCATCGCCAACTCCGGCCAACTGGAGCGAATGGACCCCGCCCTCGAATACGACGGCGACCCTCGTGGCATCACCTGGATCTTCGAGCCCCCCAATCGCACCTCCACTTATATGATGGGTGTGGACCCAACCCTCGGTCGCACCGGCTGGTCCCGCTACTCCCGCGTCAAAGAGGACCGTCGCACCAACAACGGCGCCATCGAAATCGTCCGCGTCGGCAAAGACATCATCCTCCCCGACGGCACCCCATCCCGCACCCCAGACATCCAAGTCTGCGAATACGCGGCCCCCATCGATGCCTTCGAGCTGGGGTTCGTGGCCAACATCCTCGGTAGACTCTACGCAGGTACCGAAGAGGACCAGTGTGAGGCCATATTGGAGGTGTATCCTGGGCCTGGGGGGATGACCATGCGCCAAATGGTGGACCTGGGCTACACCAACCTCTGGCGCTGGCAGTATTATGCCGACCTGATGATGGGGGAGAGCAAAGTCGGCTGGCAGGCCACCACTAAGTCCGTGCGCGACCTGTGGGCCAAATCCGCCCGCCACCTGATCCTGCGGCGGGTGAAGATCCACTCCCCATTTCTGGTCGAGGAGTATGCCGACGCCCGCATGAACGACGTAAAGGGGTACGCGGAATCTCCCAACAACGATAAGGGCCACGGCGACCGGATGCGGGCGTTCAACCTCGCTCTCTGGGCAGGGAATAAGTGGGACATGGACATCGAGCGGACCAAAGAGGACGTGACCCAGGCCCAGCAGAAAGTGATGGACCCGCAGCGATCAGATATGAGTATGTCTCAGATTATGGATCAGTGGAATAGGCAGTTGGATAAGATGTACGGAGATTAAAACCATGGCCATGAAGTTCACCCCCAAATCCTCCCACCTCACTGGTGTGGAGTACGACCCCGCTACTCGCGCCCTCCTCGTGACCTTCAAGAACGGCAGCCGCCACCTGCACTCCGGTGTCCCTCAAGAAGCCTACGACAACTTCGCCAAGTACCGCAGCGCAGGCCAGTTCTATCACTATTTGGCGAAGTTGCATCCTGGCACTAAATTGAAATGAACTGCCGCAGAAACTGTGCTACAATTAAACCATATGCCCAAACTGAAACTCAAAGACCTAGTTGAGGTTGAAGATGTGGAGCAAGCAGCAGCGCAGGCGGTCGCGGTTGTTGTCTCGCTCACTCACGACGATCTCCTGGAGCTATCCCCCTTCTTGGGCCGCACGGTGCAGACCAAAGACGAACTGTTCTTGGCCTGTCAGTCACTATCCACTGTCACTGTCGATGGGCAGGAGGTCACCCTGGAGCCCAAACTGTTGAGTCGGCTGAAATCCCGGTGCATCGGCAAGCAGGAGTTTGGCCCGTGGTTGAAGAAAGTAGTGATCGAGCAGTTGCACAGTTACGTGGGGTGGTGACCGGCGAATGCCACAAATACCTATTGGCTGGCTAACATCACTGGTGCCATTCGCCGTAATAGGCATTCTCTTGGGTCCTATGATCGGCAATATCCCCATACCCAAGTCTTTGTTCGCGGTGTGCTGGCAGGTGGGGCATGTTGGGGTGTACCCAGTGTGGTATTTGGGAAAGAACTAGGAGGATCTCAGGTATGAATGCCTATACAGAAGAAGAAAAGGATTTGTTGGACGCTATAGGCATTATGTACGCACTGCGCCCAACCGACGGCGAAGGTAGATCATTACTTTACAGTGCCATGCGGCACCTTCGCCGGAGATTAAGATCGTTGGTGGCTGTATGAATTGCCCCGACTGTGGCCACGAACTGGCAATTGGAGACTGGCCCTTCCGTTGCTGGGGTGTGGGAGATCATGATGTTCGTTTCCAACACTCCACCGCTGGCATCCACGAGTCCGAGAAGTGCCACGTTCTCCACAACCCTCGTACTGGCGAGATCCGCGTCCCCGGACGTGCCGACCGCCCCATCCACCCCAAATACGCCGCTGCCGGTTTTGAGAAAGTGGAGATGCACCCCCGCGACGTGGAGCGACGGACTGGCAGAGTGTCGGAGGTGCTGAACTACGACAAGAACAGCGCCCGCGCCGACCGGGATGTGGGGAGCACGTAGGGCGCACGCAGCACGTAGGGCAATAGTGCTGTGATATACTGGTAGAGTGAACCCACCAGTCTCCCCCGGACAGCCGCGTCCTCCCCAAATCCCCCCGCTCTCCGCCCCGGTCGGGGACCCCAAGCTCTCCTGGTTAGAGGAAAAACTAGAAGAGGGCAAAGCGTTTTTGGCCATCCAACCCGGCTGGGGTAAAATCAGCACTGCCATCGACGCCGTGATGAGCCAAGACGAGGGCGCCGAATCCCTGGAATCCCACAACTCCCTCTCTCGCACTCGCACCAATCGCATCGCCAAAATCTTCGAGGACCTGACCGCGATGCAGACCGACACCAAGCCCTTCTGGGACTACTCGGTCACCAACCGCAAATTCGAGCAGCACGCCCAGATTTACGGCAAACTTGCCACTCACTGGTATCAACTCCGAAATATCGACCTCCGTTGGGCCGATGTCCTGCGCTACTACAATGTGGCTGGCACCGGGTATCTCCACATCTTCTGGAACCCCGATATTGGCGATATCGATGCCATCGCCGAGGACCCACGCAAAGTCATCCCCATCTCCCCAGCCCAAAACGACAGCCTGGAGCACTGCCAAGGAGTGGTAGTCCTGCGCGACGTGCCGGTCAACTACATCAAGGACAGGTACGGGGTATCGGTGAAGGCGGAATCGGATGGCAGCGCCCTGACTTGGGTGTCCAAAATTCGGGATGCGGCTTCCGAGGCAGTCAGCCCTATTTGGAAGTGGCACAAATCCACCCCAGCCGAAACCGACCTCCCCCGCATTCCCACCGTCTGCCTAAAAACATGTTACTTGAAGGATTCGCGCCGCAATAGCCTCAAAGACATGGGGGACGAGTTCATTCCAGGTCGCGATATCGAAATGGGGCAGTGGCACGAAGAACCACAGGCGGATGGCAGTCTGAAGCGCGTGCCCTCCAACAACTGGAGTTACCTAGTCAAACCAGGAGAAAGCCTGTACCCCCACCGCCGCATGATAGTCTGGGTGGGCCAAACCGAGTTGTATGATGGCCCCAGCTTCTATTGGCACGACCAGTTCCCAGTCATCAAGCTCACCCTCAACCCAGTCCCTTGGAGTTGGCTGGGCAGGGCGCCGCTGTGGGACCTCTTGTCGCTCCAGTCATCCCTCAACAAACTCCTGCGCGTGGTGGACGACCACGCCGCCCAAGTCGCTGAACCTGGCTCGATTCACGACAAGAACAACGTCTCCAAGTCCACCTTCGACTCCTTCACCACTCGCCGCGCTGGCTGGAAACTTCGCCAGAACCCCCTCGCGGGCAAAGGGGTGCAGATCATCAACCCCCCTCCTCTCGACGCCGGGATCTGGGAGCACATCAAGTGGATTATGAACGAAATGTCGGAGTTGAGCGGGACCTCCGACCTCCAGCAAGTAATGGGGCTAAAACAAATCCCCGCTACAACCACCATAGAGTCTATCTTGAACGCCCAAACCCCCGCCCTCCGCCTCCGGTCTCGCATCCTGGAGGCATTCCAGCGCCAAGTGGCCATGCAGTTCGCCTACAACGCCACAGAGTTCTACACCCTCACCTTCCGGGTCAACATCCTTGGCGCCGGTGGCATAGTTCTGGATGACTTCGACTACGACCCCGGCTCCCTGCTGCCCGATTACGCCCACGTCGATGATTACAACTCAGCGGGTGAGATCACCCCAGAAGCAATGTCGCGTGGCCCCCTCCCCCGGTACAACCGTTCCCAGGAGTTTCTGCGCCAGTTCATTTTCAAGATCACCCCCGGCTCCCTCCTAAACTCCGCTCAGATGGAGCGGACGATGATCTACTTCCAACTCGCTCGTGCGGGGATTATCGACCCCATCACCCTCATGGAGCAGTTGAACATCCCCAACATCGGTGTCGAGAACCTGCCCCCCGAAGTCCGTACTGTGCTGGATCGGATCGCGTGGTGCCAAGCCAATGGGCTGATGATGAGCGTGAATCCGGCTGGGCGCAAAGCCAGCGGCCAAGAGTCCCCTCGCATCGTCACCAAAGAATCGGCCTAAATAATACCTAGTTGTCCAGGTTGTTCCAGTTTTTCGCCCGAAAAACATAACACTTTTTCTTGCTGTTCAACTTACCTAACTTTTACGTTTTACACGACATAGTTGTGGTGCTACGCTTGTTTTGTATGCCATTCACCAAGAAAGTACGCGACGGGTTCGGCGGCAAGTCCAGCGGTGTGCGCCAACCCGACATGGGCAAGTCCGGCGGCAAGCGCCCTGGATTTATGACGGGTAAGCCCAAGGGTGAGAAGATGTCGAAGTCGGTCAAATCCAAGTCTATGAAAGGGCGCTATTAGCCCCTAACCCCCATGGCCACAT